GCCATAGTGATTGTTTTTTTATAAATATTTTGGTTTATTGTTTTTTATTTCCTATATTTTACTAAAGTATACAAAAAAAATATTAAAAAACAAATGGAAAAAGACTTTAAACCCGTAAAAAGTGTTTACAACAGTAACTACGACGCAATTAAAAACATTATGTTTCTCTATAATATCGAAAGATTCGATTTAGATTGTACATATTCAAAAGGTAATTTTTGGAAAGATTTACCATCACCGATTAATAAATCCGACATTTATCCTGTTAATGATACGGTTGTGGAATGTAGTTCAGAGAATTTGTCGTTTGCAGACGGAACGATGAAAAGTATTATGTTTGACCCACCTTTTGTTATTGCTGGTAAGTCTTATCGTGATAATAAAGAGGGTAGTTCGATTATAGCAAAGAGATTTGAGGGTTATGAGTCATATAACCACCTAAAAAACCACTATTTTAACACATTGAAGGAATTGTACCGAGTTTGTGAGAAAGGTGGTTACGTAGTCTTTAAATGTCAAGACACGGTATCTGGAGGTAAGAATCATTTTTCTCACGTTATGGTTATGAATATGGCACAGGAATTAGGATTCTATCCGAGAGACTTATTCATCCTCACATCAAACGTCCGTATTAATAGCTTTGGTACCAAGTGGACTAAACAAGAACACGCTCGAAAATATCACAGTTATTTTTGGGTGTTTGAAAAGGTTAAACCAAGAGTGAAATACGATAGTCCTATCGAACAGGATTCTGAGGAGAACCAAGATACATTGCAACACGATCACCCACTTTCCAACCATCAGTAGTTCCTGCAGGAAATTCTATTACGTGGTCACCAATACCGGTGTAACGAGGTAGAGTCATCCTATGTGAATCTTCAACAGGACAATTGGAATGAATACGATTGATACGGTTGTTAAGTACAAAGACAATATCAAGTGGGATTAGACAATTCTTCATCCAAAATGAATGATGACCTTTTCCCATTTTAAAAACCATACAACCGTCTAACGACTTTCTACCCATCATACCACGACTTATGTCCTCTGGTTGGGATAGATATTCGGCATTGAAAGTTTTGTTGTTAATGTGAACTGACATACCTATAATTATTTGGAATTACCAAAAGAATTTTATATATTTGACACATGGAAAGAATATTCGGAGGTTTAATTGAATTTGACAACATAGATGAGTTCGACCAATTCGTATACGATATTGATAAAGAATCTGCATTGACAATAATAGGAAAGGCATTAGATTTCTGTAATCAAAATAGAATGTTTAACTTAATGGAAGCCAATACGTTATATAAATGTTTAAATAAATTAAAAGAAAATGAAAATAAAGATTAAAGAAATCATCTATATAATGATGATATTAACGGGTATACTAGTTCAGAAGTATGGACTTAAAGGTGCGGACCCCGAGTTAGTGAAGTATTTTGGATGGGGAATAATTAGTTTAGGGTCCCTCAACATCGTACTGGATTATTTTAGAAAGCCCAAAAAATAATGAAAAATTACTTACTAATTTTATTCTTTCAAATTATGTTCAATATCTTCAAAGTGTTGGAGATAAAATATACATATGAAAATAAACTTAAATCGTTGTTATTCAATAGTGTTTTCATAAATTTAATGGCTTTAGGTTCGGCGTATTATTCATTAGATGGTATGTTTAAAGGTGATTTTTACGGAATCATTTTTTACATTTTAGGTAGTGTCATTGGTAAATGGATTGCAATGACTCAGTATGAAAATTATCGTTCTAAAATTTATTCATTGTTTAATAAAAAGGAAGATGAAAAAGAAATATTATAAAGATTTTTTTATCTATAAGAAGAAACATCATTGGTTTTTAATTCCAACAATTGTTTTCTTTTATAATAAAACAGAGTTTCTTGAGACAGGTGTAACATCACCATCTTGGGGATTGACGGTTAGATGGTTAACATATATGATAGGGATTCAAATACAAGAAACATATGAACATGGAAAATAAAGATACAAGTGTATTAACATTTGGGGCAATCGTTTCCCTACTTGGGGTATTTGTTTCATTAATGTATTTTAATGATAAACCAACGCCCGTTGTGACAACAAACATATGTAAGGAAGATTCGTTACAAAACGTAATTAACGAATTACAAATGGATTTGAAAATGCAATCAGATGGATTTGATTCTAAAGAAAGAAGATATGAAGATATTTTATTTGAATATGAATATGGTCTTGATTATTTAAAAAATTATCAACCACACGCATATAGAGAGTTTCACCGAATTCTATCTCATAAAGAAAATTTCACCAGACAAGACGAACAAGAAAATATAAAAAGGTTGGAGACACCAAAATGGTAAACATGAATAGATTAGATAAAAGATATCAAGATTTATTACAAGATATTTTAGATAATGGAGTCGTAAAAACGGACAGAACAGGTACTGGAACCATTTCAGTATTTGGTAGACAAATACGTCATAGAATGGCACAGGGATTCCCACTACTTACAACAAAAAAGATGGCGTGGAATGTTATGGTTGCCGAACTATTATGGTTCTTAAGAGGTGAGACCAATATCAAATTCTTATTGGATTATGATTGTCATATTTGGGATGGTGATGCTTATAAAAACTTTGTAAATAAAGTAGATTCTATTTGGCAAAAAAGTGCAGTGGGTGATTTAGATGATATGATTTATGATGGTCTCCTAATTGATGGCACAGATGAGAATGGTAAATGGTTTGCTAGAATACCAACAAAAGAAGAATTTATTGGAAGGATAAAATCGGATGTAGAGTTTGCAAAAATATGGGGTGAGTTAGGACCAATCTATGGTAAACAATGGAGAGATTGGGAAATATATAACAATGATGATGGTTCACCTTATCGAGATGTAGACCAAATCACAAACCTAATCAATGAACTTAAAACGAATCCTGATAGTAGAAGATTAATGGTTAGTGCTTGGAATGTAAGTGAGTTAGACCATATGGTACTTCCTCCTTGTCATTACGGATTTCAAGTTTACACAAGGAAGTTAACAGGTGAAGAGATGTGGGTTTTATTAAAGAAAAAAGTAGGAGAAGAAAAGTTCCAATCAATGGTTGATGACATCGTTCCTTTTGGTGGCGGATTAAGTGAAGAATTAGAATCTTATAAGATACCTAAACGAGCAATATCATTAATGTGGAATCAAAGATCTGTTGACACATTCTTAGGTTTACCCTTCAATATTGCCTCTTATGGGTTATTATTGGAAATATTAGGAATGGAAGTTAATATGGTACCAGAAGATTTAATTGGTAACTTAGGAGATGTTCATTTGTATTCTAATCATTTAGAACATGCCAAAGAACAAATTAATAGAGAACCATTTAAAAACTTACCCGTATTAAAGTTCAGTCCAATACCCCTGACACATTTCGAACACCACATGGAAACTTTCGATAAATTTATAAGAAATAGTTATCCACACCAATTCATTATTGAAGGGTACGAATGTCATCCAACCATAAAAGCTCCGTTAAGTAATTAACGACCTTGTCCTTGGTATTTTTTGGGTTTTTGGGCCTTAGGACCGTAACTTTTCTTATAAACACCTTTTTTTCTTTTTCCGAAAGTCTTCTTTATTGAAGACGACGTACCTTTTGCTTTCGCCATAATATATATTTTATATTAATAAGTATTTTCTAAATATTTTTTGTATATTTGTCCTATAAACTATTAGACAATGGAGGAAATTATAAATCAAAAATTCACCTATGCGACCATTACGGTTTTCAAGGATTATTGTAAAATAATTGATAAGAAAGAATCATTAAGTTCAATGGGGGTTGATTTAGACTCACTTGATGATGGGGATGATGAAATATTTGAAAGTGCTAAGAGTCTTATAAAATTTACAATTGGCGATATGAGAAGACCGACCTTTGGTCGAACAACGGAATTTCCCGAAAAGGTAGGAAAAAGAAAAACAAAATTTTTCTATGGTGAACCTGGCATAAATGAACGTTCCATAATAAATTACGCAATTAGAAATTTTGAGACCAGGGACGATAGACACATTAAGAAATATTACGGTAGCCCGTTTAGTGAAATGACCGTTACCACAATTGAACGTTCTATTAGGAGACACGGAGATAAAATAACAATTAAACTATATCGACACCATAGACATAGGGCATTTAACAACATTTACTTTAAGAAATCAACTGGTGTTGAGTCAGTAACGTTTAATGTTAATAATGGTAATTTTACCACACTTAGTATGAATAAAAGTGGTAGGAAAACAACTAAGACATTTAGAACCAACAACTTCAACTTTTTGGAGATGCAATTCAAAGATGGTGGAATTTTAAACATGAGAAAATGTTTGGATGATAACTCTGTTCTGTTGAAAGAGTATAATGAAACATTCAATAATACCGATTTTATTTTTGAAATCAATAAGGTATTTAACCTTAATCAAAATTTTAGTTTTAATGGTATATGGTTCTGTCAATTAATGTTAGAACGATTTGTTGAATTGAAAAAGATTAAAGTATCTAACGATTACGGTATATGGATTAAAAAGTATTATCCCACTGAAAAGTTTTTAAAGAAAAACGACAGAAAATTAATCGCTTCGATTTTGGATATGTTTCAAATAAAATCTAAAATTACAATTAAAATAATGCACGAAAATACTAAAATAGATATACATGCATTATCTCGTTTATGTTATTTTTTTGGTGATAATTTTTCAAAATATATTGGTAGTATTGATTTGGTACATTTTATGAATTCAACATACGAAGACACCGTTGATATTGGTTACCCTAAATTTAAATTTGCAGAAGAATTAAAAAAAGAAAAGTTCCTAATAACAAATATCGAAAAGGAAAATATCGTTAAAATCATTAATAATTTAAACAACGAAATACGAGGATATCAAAGATTAACCAATAAGAAAGAGACATTGATTAACCATAGATTTATTGGTGATTTAAATGATCATTTTAAGATGATTGATAAATTACGTAAATTCATACCTGATTTATATTTAAAATCTAAAAACATAGATGATTTTGATAAAGAACATTTGGAATTATCTAAAATGATGAAATTCATTAAAAAGGGATATGTTATTGAATATCAATTTGTTGATAAGATGGTTAACGATGTAGAATCACCAATTAAAGTTAAGATTAATTTAAGTGATGATGAGTCAAATCCCGAATGGGTCAATCCCGAATTCTATCCTTATATCTTAAAACGAGAAGAGGATTATGATGAGGAAGGTAATTTCATGCACCATTGTGTGGCATCATATTCGGATAAAGAAAAATCGATTGTTGTTTCGGTAAGAACTGAAGATAAAAAAGATAGGGTTACTTGTGAATTTGATTGTCAAACAGGTACTCTAATTCAAGCGAGACACTTTTGTAATAAACAACCTCCTGCCGACATTGAGTTAGCTGTCAATATCCTAAAAGAAAAAACTAAGCACTATGCTAGAATGGGTTTATTACATTCTTTAGATAAAAAAAAGGTACCGGTTAAAATTAATGGAATAGAAATTATACCTGAAATTAAAGAACCAACACGAATATCTGATGTGTTATTTGATATGAGGCGTGAACCTGCATTTTAACTACACAATTCAAATAAATCCATATATATTTTGTATATGGATTTATTATTTATACACAACCAAGAGAAGAAAGACAAGAAAAGTAAATCATTATCAACGTGTGATTTAAAGTTATATAATGACGATGATGATATTGTTTACAAATCTACATTTGATTTTGATTACCAAAGATATGGTAAAAATAAAAAAGTTCTTTTTGAACATGAACTGGTTTTAAATAAAAAAACCGGAGACATCTTTATAACGTATAAAATTGTTAATGATGGTTTAACAGACATGAAAATGTTTAGAACCACCACCAAACAAAAAAAGAATAACTTTAGTTTATTATTAGATTTAACTGAGAATGGTTTTGAGAGGGGAGAAAAGAGAATTGGGTTTTGGGGAGTGAAGTATTCAAGAGCAACTAATAAAATAATAGAATTAATTTATAATTTAATCAAAGATAATTTCAAATCAGAATTTATCATTCAAAAAATTAATAAGGGTGAGTGTGAAATAAACTTTCTTTATGATATGGTTGTTGATTTTCATTTAGAAATGAAGGGTATTAAAGGACACGACAGTGTTTATTATGATATACAACATGATTACCCCAAAAAGAAATGGTTAGAGAAAAACGATTATAAATTTCTACCATCGGTATTAGACCATTATGGAATAAAATCAAAGTATCTTATTAGTGAATTGAATAAACAGAATTCCCATAAGAGTATTAAGTTAGATTCTTTAAACTATATCTGTAAATTATTTGGTGACAATTACATAGATTATTTAAAGAAAATAAAATGGGATAAACATTGTTTTGATTATGCACCAAACAAAAAATTACACATGTTAAAAAATGATACGGAAAAAAACTGTATGGTTAGTGTTATTAATAAGTGGGAGAGTGATTCTTTAAAAACAGATTCATTAGTTTATTTGGTCAATAAGTTATTATCAATTAGAGAGTTACTTGAAGCTAGAGGAGTTGAATTAAAATTTAAAGCTAAGAACGATAATGAATTTGATAATTTATTGGAGATGTGGTCAGGAATTAAATTTCATTTCGCTCGAGGTTATAAAGTTAGATATGATTTACCAAAAGAATTTATGGATGAGATTGAGGAAGATATTATAGTTGGTGGGGAATTATTTAAACCCAAAGTTTTGGTGACAGAAGAGGATTTTAGAATCGAAGGGTTTAATATGAAAAACTGTATGTCTAAACAATTTCCACACGGATCAATATACATTTATGTTGGACTACAATGTAAACGAAAAAGGATAAACCTACAATATCGTAAGGGAGGTTTGGTACAATCATATGGTAAAGCTAACACACCAACATTAGAGTTGTTCAACGATGCGATAACCATATTAACCCAAAGGTTTAAAAAATACACATATCTTGAATGGAAAAAGGAAAAATACGACTTCCTAACTAACTCATTATCAATACTTTAAGAATAATTTAAAAAATATTCTAAAATTTTTTTTGTATTTCATAAAATATACATAACTTTGTTTCATCATTAAACAAAACAGGTATGAAATATTTCTCAGTATGTAGTGGAATCGAAGCGGCTACGGTAGCTTGGTCACCATTGAATTGGAAATGTGAAGGGTTATGTGACTTCGCATCTTTCCCACAAAAAGTATTATCACATCACTATCCAACAACCCCATTATTTTCAGACTTAACAAAATTAAACGAACATGAAAGTTACAGAAACATCAGCTTCGACCTATTGGTCGGAGGAACGCCTTGTCAATCTTTTTCCGATGCAGGACTCAACAAAGGAATGGATGATGTCCGTGGTCAACTCTCCCTTGAGTATGGAAGAATTCTTAAAGAAAAACGACCAAGATGGTTCATTTGGGAAAATGTCGAAGGCGTTTTTAAAAGCAAACACAGAAAAGCGTTATGTGAAATCATCTCCTCTTTCACAGGTACTAACTTCAAAGCAGAAGACCTCGACAAACAAGGTGTTGTCCAAGGAGAAGAATACTCCATCGCTTATAGGGTTTTCGACAGCCAATACTTCGGAGTTCCCCAACGACGCAAAAGAATCTTCATTGTTGGATATCGTGGAAACAATTGGAAAGTCCCATTCTCCGTATTATTTGAAGAAGGATGTTTTGAAAGCGTTAAAGAGAAGAATCGAATCAAGAGGGATGAGTACGCCAGAAATGTTCTTGGAGAAATTAAACTCGCAGGTACAGTAACAAAATCACACGCATCTACATTGGTTGATGGGTTTGGTAAAGTATCTACGTCTAACTATTGGATTGATAACAATAGTATTAGAATCTTCACAGAAAGAGAATTAGAGAGACTCCAAGGGTTTCCCGATGGTTATCTTGATTTTGAAATTGGTGGTAAAAAACCAAGTTATTCAAATGTTAAAGGTGCAATAGGTAACTCTATGACTGTCAATGTAATGTATTGGATTGGTCAACGAATTAATTTTATTGACAATTATATTCAATCTAAAAATATTTTGAAATCCGAGAAAATTTAACTATATTAGAATATGCAAGAAAAAGAATCAAAAACAAACAGTCACTTCTGGATAAGTTTTATTAAATCCGTTATCAGATTTGTGGCTTGTTATTTCTTATTTAATGGTGATCTTAGAAGTTCGGCTTTGTTATTTGCATTAGCTGAAGGTTTGGGTATTGCCGAAGAAATATTTTAACTATGAATTTTTATTTAATACAATCATTCGTAAAAAAACTAAAAGATGAACGAAACAAGAAGACCAACCAACAACTTAGACACGATAGTGTTCGAAGAATTGAACTTTCAACCACATCCGGCGGGAATGGGACAACAGTGCATAGTTCAATTCTCAAACGGATACGGGGCTAGTATAGTTCAAGGACCACACACCTACGGAGGTAAAGATGGTTTATATGAAATTGCCGTCTTTGGTAAAGATGGTGAAATATCCTACTCCACTCCAATTACGGACGATGTACTTGGTTATCTATCGGAAGAAGAGGTAGAAAAAACATTAACTGATATTAAAAATTTAGATTAATGACAACTGAAACTAAATTTAGAGCAGGAATTGCAACTTCTTTATTAGGGTTGGTGATGATGACATTTGCCTATCTTGAAAAAGATAGGAAGTACAATGAAACCTATGATAAATTAACCCATACACGGGATAGTTTATCTACTCAAAAAACATTGTCAGATAGTTTACACGATGAATTATTCATTTCAAAGGTTGAAAATGGTAGACACGAGTTTACCAGAGAATACTTCTTTGGTAAACACCCAAAACTACAATTAGAATACGAAAATTATTTACATCACGAAACGGAATAAAACATGTCAGATGAAGAATTTAGAAAACATATTAGTGGTGACCTAAATTTAGGTGGAACAAAATACTTAAACATAAAGGCCAGTACTATTATTAGTATGAACGAACAATTTACAGTTTATACAGAAGATGGACCAAAGTATTTAAATGTTAATATAAGTGCAGATTTTGATGAAATACCAAAAAAATATCATGAGGTATTTTTAAATGTATTGACCTCAAAATACTCAAACTCAGTTTCATTTGGAAATAATCCATTTTCAGAATGTAAACCAGTTCAAAAAAAGAAGTGGTGGCAGTTTTGGAAAACAGAATATTTCACAATTTAAAAATATACACATGAAGTACGCAGCATTATTGATGTTTGTTACGGGTTTATGGATTGCTTATGAGATTTGGAGAGCACCATTACTTGAAGAAACTGAAAATGGTAATTATAAAACTAAGAGACCAACTAAAAAACTAAGTGACTTATGGCGAAAGCGAAACTAGTGTACGATTTAAACGAACCGGATGATGTATACGCACATAAAAGAGCCGTTAAATCTTTAGATATGGCATTAGCACTATGGTCTATAACACACAACACTAAGAAAGGGTTGGAATGGTCTATGGAAGGTAAGGAAATTGACAAATACGATGCTCTTGAGTTAGTGTTTGAAAAGATACATGAAATCATATCCGAACATAATATCGATTTAGATGATCTAATCGTGTGATATTTATCATATAAACAAATACTATGGCATACTCAGATAAGGTCTTAGATCACTACTCAAACCCTAAAAATGTAGGAACATTGGACAAATCTAAATCAAATGTTGGTACTGGATTAGTCGGTGCTCCTGAATGTGGTGATGTAATGAGATTACAAATAGAGGTGGTCGATGATATCATTGTTGACGCTAAATTTAAAACTTTTGGATGTGGTTCAGCTATCGCATCTTCTTCAGTTGCAACCGAATGGTTGAAAGGTAAGAGTTTAGATGAGGCGGTGACAATTGATAATATGGATTTGGTAGAGGAGTTAAATCTTCCTCCAGTTAAAATACATTGTTCAGTATTGGCGGAAGATGCTATCAAATCAGCAATAAACGATTATAGAAAAAAACAAGGATTAGAGGAAATAATCTTTGAGGAAACTCACATTTAATGGTAACAGTATCAGAAAAAGCGGCAATTAAATTAAATTCACTTATTGAAGAAAGTGGGTTTCAAACTCCCTTTGTTAGAGTGGCGGTTAAAGGTGGTGGATGTAGTGGGTTGTCATATGACCTTTCATTTGATACCGAGCAACAAACAGGTGATACTCTTGCAGAAGATAAGGGAGTACAAATATTAATAGATATGAAATCTTTATTATATCTTTATGGTACCGAATTAGATTTTTCAGACGGATTAAATGGTAAGGGTTTTCAGTTTATTAACCCAAATGCATCTCGTACTTGTGGATGTGGGGAAAGTTTCGCCCTTTAATTTTTTTATGTGAATAATTTTTTGTATATTTTATATATAAATTTTATTCATGGTTACAGAAGAAGAAATTATTGAACATGTAAAAAGTTTATCTTACCAAGATAAAATAAAATTAATCAATAAAATTACCCCACTAAAAGATTTCAATAATCAAAAGTATAGGGATAAGATTATGAGAGAGATGTTTGATATTCCAGAAACAAAAGGGTATTATGGTCCTGATTCAGAAACTAAATCCCTTAAATCCGTTTCAATAACCCCAACCAAAAATAAAACATATAATATTACTAAAGGAAAAACTTTAGGTATATTGGGTAGGATTGATAAGGTAAGTACACATGACAATTCAGATACCATATTTGGTTTATTTAGTGAGGAGGGGGAAATAAAATTCGTTGTATTAGTTCATAGTGATGAGAATCTAGATAATCTTTTTAAAATGGAAAGAGAAATTAAACAAAAGAAGATGGAAAACGCTAAGAACAAATATGACGGAGTTACAATTAATTTCAAAGTCATTTTAAAATATAATTTATCATATAAAATTTTATATAAAAGTGACGATATTATATTAAAACACATTTAAAACTAAATTTATGCCAGATTTTACACCAGACGATATTAACATCGACCCAAGTGAATTTGTTGATGCTTGTTCATCTACAGAAAGACAAGAACTAATTGATTACTTAATTGAGTGTGGATTCATTAGTGAAGACCAAAAAGATATTAAAAAACCTAATTACGGTGTCCGTAGACCGAATGTTAATGACCAAACATTTTGGGAAAGTTTAGAACGTCTTGCAAAGTGTAGGGATTTATTATCAACCGAAGAAGAAAACCTTATTAATAACTTAACTAATAAGTTCAAATATATACGTTAATGAAAGTATTAGAATTATTTGCGGGTAGTCGTTCAGTAGGAAAGATTGCGGAAGAATTAGGAATGGAAGTGTTTTCATCTGATTTAATTGAATTTGAAGGTATTCATTACCCAATTAGTATATTAGATTTTGATGTATCTAAAGTTCCGTTTCAACCCGATGTAATTTGGGCATCTCCACCATGTACTGGTTTCAGTGTTGCAGCAATCGGTCACCACTGGTCAGGAGGTAAAGGTGCTTATATACCTAAAACAGAAACCGCAAAGTTGGGTATTGAATTAGTTAGAAAGACATTAGAAATTATTAATCACTTCCAACCAACATATTGGTTTATGGAAAACCCACGAGGTGTTCTTCGTAAGTTAGATGTTGTTAAAGGATTGAAAAAGAACTCTGTAACTTATTGCCAATATGGTGACGAGCGAATGAAACCAACTGACATATGGACCAACAGTGATGTTTGGATTCCAAAACCAATGTGTAAGAATGGTGACCCATGTCACGTTGCGGCACCAAGAGGTAGTAGAACAGGAACACAAGGTCGAGCCAACGCTTATGAAAGAAGTAAGATACCGGCAGATTTATGTTTAGAAATATTAAAAAGTTGTAAATGAAAAAAATTAAGCACCCGTTAGTTAAAGGTGTGGTTAAAGAGGTGAAACCTCGAATATATTGTGTAACTATTGATGATGATTACGATAGGGCAATGTTGTTCTGTCGATACCAAGAGTTCTACGAATCCCCATATAAAAAATTCAGAGGTAAACGATTTACTTGGATGGAATATATGAGACATTATAAATTAGCTTGGAAGAAAAGAACATTCACATATCCTGACGATTGGTCTGGTTATAACATTCCATGTAATGTTATGCAAAGAGCCAACCATATATTCTGTAAAGACACAGAGTATGATGAGATTATGAACGACATTTATTTTTATTGTGCGATTGATTCACAAAATAAAAATGATGGAACAAGATGTGATTGGTATTTGATTGGTGCAAGTAGTAAAGATTTAAAAACTATGGATCATGAAATTGCTCATGGTTTATATTTCACCAATAAAATGTATAAAAAAACGGTTAATAGTTTAATTAATAATATTAAACCAACCCATTATAATAAGTTAAAAAAGAAACTTATAAAGATGGGTTACGTTGATGATAAGAAAATTATCGATGATGAAATTCAGGCATTTATGTCAACAGGTTTATATAATGGATTAAACACAAAAGAATTAAAGGTATACGAAAAAGATTTTAAAAGTAATTTCCGTAAATTTACAAAATGAGACGAAAGATAATTTTTATTGATGTTGATGGCCCATTGGCTTGGGCAACATGGTACGATGGTAAGGTTACTATCGATATGGGGGTGGAGGATTTCCAAATACCATACCCTTGGGTTAAAGAAGATTGTGAGGCATTGCAAAAGATATGTGATGAAACAAACGCTGAGCTAGTAGTTAGTTCAGATTGGAAAAAACATTTCACATTCAATCAGCTTAAACGAATCTTTAGGCATTATGGTATAACTGCCCGATTGATTGATATAACTACACATCAGGATCTATGGAACAAAATGAGTAGACCATCCATAGACCACGAAAGAGCATTAGAAGTTGTGAAGTGGGCTAAAGATAATAAGATATCAAATTGGATAGCAATTGATGACCTTCGTTTAGGTGAGCAATTCAAATGGTTATCACCTAAAGTTCCAATGTGGAGACACGTTCAAGTGGATGGTGACCACGGAGTTGGTGGTAGATTGAGAGATAAAGTTGATGAATGTATTAAGAAATTAGAAAGATGATATATAGAACAAGGAAGTTAATTAAACCAGGTGATTTAAACCCGAGAGGTACATTATTCGGAGGTCAATTATTAAAGTGGATTGATGAAGAAGCCGCAATATTCGCGATTTGCCAATTAGGTAGTCCTAATATTGTTACTAAAGCAATGTCTGAAATTGATTTTGTTACCACCGCAAAGGTTGGTGATGTAATTGAATTTGGTATGGATTTAGTTAGATTTGGAACGACATCGGTTACATTATGTTGCGATGTTAGAAACAAAAACACTAAACAATCAATAATTAAAATAGATAAAATCATTTTCGTTCTATTGGATGAAAATGGTAAACCTAAAGCACATAATAAAAAGAATAAATAATATGGAATACTTTCTAATTTTTGGAATAATGTTCATCATCATTGGTTTTATCTCATGGAGATGGGTTGTTGGTATTGATTACATGCAAAAAAATCATCCCGATTACAAAGGTGACGATTTTCTTAATTGGGGTGATGAAGACAACCAAGATGATAAAAATCAAATCATGTAATGGCAAAAAAGAAACCTGATTTAGTTGTATGGGATGAAGAAAAAGGATATTACCAAAGGGAATTAACTTATGGTAGTAATCAAGGTGCTCCTGCAATTAAATTGGAGGATGTTGGTGGTTGGAAACAAATGCAAGCAGGAATTGCTAATAAACAATTTAAATCAAGATACGACGAGTTAAAGGAAGAGTTTCAAAAGTTAATTGATGAAGTTAATTGGAACGAATTGGTTTACCAATCATCTTACTCATTTATACCGGTTATGTCCGAAACCTATCACTTATATGTTAGGGAGGATGAATCAACATTTCTATCCTTAATTCACCCCACACAATGGAATAAAAAATATGTTGGGTCCTTCAAACTAGACTCAACACAAAAATGGATAAAAGTATAGGTTTGTTATATTTATATTGATATGAAGAAGAATTTAATCGAACAGCTGGAAAGAATCCACAGACTTAACTATGGTAAAGAAGCTATTAAAGAAGGGTTTTTAGATAATATCCTTAAGGCTGTCGGTGTTAAAAAGACTGACAATCCTAAGAAAGCTGATTTAGTCTCTGACGACGTTGAGTCATTTTATAGTACGTTAGAAGATGCCGCTAATTCTGGTGGTTTGTCACAACAACAAAAGGGTTCGATGAATTTCCAAAAGAATGTTGAATCGATGCAAATTGGTTTAAAACTATTGGGTTATGAATTACCAAGATATGGTGTTGATGGTCTTTTTGGACCTGAAACTGCATCCGCGGTTGGTAAGTTTACAAGTGAAAAAGTAAGTGGTGATACTAAAACCGCAATTAATGAGGCGTTTGTTCGATTGGGTGATACGAGTTATTCTAACGTAAAATTTGACGGTGATGGGACTCAAAATGACCAAATAAATCAACCACTATTGGATGATTTACAGACGGCAGCATCTAATGCGGGTGTGACTGTTACAATAACAACCGCAAAATCCGGACATGGAAATCTAACCATAAATGGAAAACCGAGTAGGCACGCCACAAATACTGCCGTTGATATTGCAATATTAGATGGTATTGGTGCGGGTGGAGCATCAAACAAATCCAATGGTAACCCAAAATTTAGGGAGTTAGGTGAAAGAGTGAAGAACGAGTTAGTTAAAATGGGTTATTCATTAAATGCTGAGGGTAGTAATCAAAAAGCGGTATTATGGCAAACAGACACCGGAGGTAATCACTATAATCATTTACACGTATCTAATAAAGAAGGAGTTTCAGGTTCCGCACCATCCGAAACAATGGTTAAAGCCACACCTGAAATGCTTAAAAAATTAATTGAGTTATTAAAAGAAAAGGGTGTAAAATCTGAAGATTTAAAAAAGAATATTGACACAATAAATGTTGATGATTTGGCAGATAAGAATTTCTACGCTAAATTATTGGAAAACTTAGGCGCTCCAATTAGTGATGAAAATATGAAATTCATGTACGCTTGGAGACAAGCTGAGGGTAGAGGAGGTACATACAACCCATTCAACACAACGTGGAATCTACCGAATTCAACCACAATGAATAGTGCAGGTGTTAGAAATTACACATCGTTAGAAGATGGAATGGTTGCAACCATTAAAACCTTAAAAAATGGTAGATACGATTGTATCGTTAACGGACTTAAAAATGATATTGGAGCATCTAACATTGCAAGTTGTGAATCCCTTAAAACTTGGGGTACGGGTGATTTAGTTGCCAAAGTTGTTAATAGTTATAACAACGGAGCAAATCCCAAAATATCCGGTTTAGCGTAAATTTATATAATTTTATTAGTATTTTCTTGGATTTATCAAATATAATCGGTATTTTAGTATTCTAAAACCTATTATATGCCAAAAGAAACATGTATCTTGTGTGGTAAAGAAACACACGAAGAAATAACAACACACGTGGATTTCAGAACTGGTTATGTCGATGGAGCGGGACAATTATGTATTGAATGTTATCGAAAAGGTAACTCATCAAGTAGAAATCACATAATGATACCAGAGGATTATATAAGCGATTACCCTAACGATATGGAGTTAGGTTCAAAAGTTAGAGAATTTTATCACAACTCATATAAGTAACATGAACATTTTCTTTTTAGATTGGAACCCAAAAAAATGTGCAGAATACCATAACGATAAACACGTCGTCAAAATGATATTAGAAACTGCCCAATTACTTTGTGGTGCACATTGGGCAACCGGTGGAGAGGCTCCTTATAAGTTATCCCACAAGAATCATCCTTGTTCTGTGTGGGTTAGAGAGGATTTACAGAATTATATTTGGTTAGTTGACTTAGGGTTCAACCTATGTCAAGAATATACATATCGATACGGAAAACGTCATAAAACACAGGATATTATTGAGTGGTGTGCTTATCACAGACCAAAAATTAAGGATTTAGAATTCACGCCACCAGCACTTGCAATGCCCGATAATTATAAAGTGTACGATGACACCATTCAATCTTATAGAAATTATTATCTTGGAGATAAAAAGGAATTTTGTAAATGGAAAGGTAGAGAAACTCCAGAATGGTTCCAATTGTAATAATCCGAGTATTTATATAGATATAAGAAATCTACAACCAAATGAAAGAAATATTAAAAAAAGATTTACTAGCTAAATTGAACGAATCGTCCCTTGAAATGGACGAAATGTCAAAATATAACCCAGGTAGAGAAGAAAAGAATCCATGGGATGAAACTCCTGAAGAAAGAGAAGAAAGACAAAGATTTGAGAAAAGATCTGTAACAAAGTCTTATCGTTTTCAGAAACCTCCGATTGGTACAAGACCAGAAGATATGCCACCGGTTGATATTTGGATTTATAACCCAACAAAAGACCCACAGGGTGAGAAAACCGCAGTTATACCAACAGGTTTAGAACCAATTACTGAAGAACAATTAAAGGCAGCAAACCCTAAGTTTTTTGAATGGGCACAAAAGGAAATGGGAGATAGAATTCATATCATCCAAATGAAAAAAGTTCATCATGACCCTCTTGAGCCAGGTAAAGCTAAACCCTCACCTAAAGCACTTGGTCTTAGACAAAAAGCCAATTTAAGTTTTGAAACTAAAGATTCTGGACCATCGACAGATAGAGAAAAGATATTAAGAAGGTTTAATCCAATTGTTAGCAAAGTATTAATTAATCAAGAAGTAAACGATAAGTTAGTTGAATCTGGATTCCCCCCATTAAAAATGCCTGACCAAATGTTTAAAGGACAAAAGGCAGGAACTGACACACATAGTACAGTTGGTAATAGTGAAATTAATTTTGGTGGACATAACTATGATTTCTACTTAAGCATTGCGGATTTTGCACAAGCGAATGAAGATAGATTATATGGTGACGCACCAAGTGTTGATATTTTAACCACTCACATGCCTCGTCAATACAATCCAGGTGCTAACTGGGATGCGTTAAGACCAACCGAAAATATGGATTTAAATTATAAAGAAAATCCATTAACTCCATTGTTAAAATTAGCAAAGAGAGGATATCGTCCTGAAGATAGAGATGTTGCAGTTTCAAGTAGTATCTCAATTAGAGGTAAAGAAATAATACAGGCTGATGGTAACTCAATATTTGAATGGACTATTGATTTTAGTACCTTAATTGGTAAGAAATTAAAAGACCAAATGAGAATTGCTGGTAATAATAGACAAAAAGATAAAAACTTTACATGTACGGAATCATCTGTACCATTTTTATGTGCGGGTAATCCATTACAATATAGTGAATGTGTTGAGGCTTTAGTTAAATGTTTAAATAAAGTTAAGGGTGACATCTTATCAATGGATGTTACTGCGGAATTAGAATCAAGAAGTGTTGTTGATAGAAGTGATATCACACAAAGAATGAATGAAGATACCATATCTAAGTTAGTATCGAACATTATGAAACAAATAAAAAGAAATTAACCTCTCCTTGGTAATTTCCAAGGACTGACCTACGTAGGGTTTCAGTTAGTCCCCCAAAGAAATTTGGGGGATTTTTTTTGCAATATTTTGGAATATCAATAATAATATTTATTTTTGTGTTATAAACTAACTCACAATGAGCACAAACTACTACAGAATACCAACACACGAAGAGATGTTGAAAAGACAACAAACTCTAATTCAACAAGTTACAACAATGGACATGTCAATAGAAAACCTCGAAAGGGGAATGAAGTATATCTCACCAACAAAAGATTGGGAATGGTTTTCACCTTGGGAAATGTTTATCGATGGAACAAACATTCATTTAGGTAAACGAAGTGTGGGTTGGAAATTCTGTTGGAATTTCCATAAGGACAAATACTACGACAGTAAAGAAAGTCTATTAGATTTTATTCGTTCGGGTAGAGTTGTTAATGAATATGGTGAAGAACAAGATATTGAGGAGTTCATCATAATGGTACTCGAATGGGGTGAACCTGACGGTTGGGTTGTAAATGCGGAGTATCGAAAAGAACAACGTCAGAAAGGTGTGGGTTCTTTCTTTGATAAATCAGAATATGATGATAAGATTGTAGACGGATTAAGAGTTTCATCAGCGACAGATTTTTGTTAATTATAAAATATATTTTGTGAAATTTCAACCAATTGTTTTTTTCTTTGGGTTTTTTTGGACATTGTCTGCATTATATTGTTTAAGGTGGCATTACAAAGAAGGTAATCTCAAAACACCAACCATATTTCTTTCCGTATTTTTAGGTCCATTTTTGTTTTTTATTCTTATGGATAATAATATAGAAATGAAAAAAATAGAAAGAGAGAATAAGAGAACGAAAAACGAAAGAGAAAGTAACGAGAGACATAGAAGATGGTTTCAAACATTGGGATTAATTAATGGACAAAGGATACCAAACTGGGGTAGAACTATTCCACCTCCACCACCGATATCAAGAGTAGAACGAGCTTTGAGAGAAAGAGATGATGCAATTAGGTCCGCAAGGGAAAGAATAGAACCACCAAATAGAAGGTACAATAATAAAGATTTTAAATTTTTCAGAGGATGATAAAGATTGAAAACGATAGGAAAGTTTGGATAACATCCGACACACATTATAATCACACCAACATATGTCGTGGTGTAACTAAATGGAGGATGTTAGATGGTTCCGTACCTGAAGCACAAACTAGAGATTTTACAAATCTAGATAAAATGAATGCAACAATTGTAAATAACATTAACGAGTGTGTTGGTCAAGATGATGTATTGATTCATTTAGGTGACTGGTCGTTTGGTGGATTTGAACAAATAGAAGAGTTTCGTAATAGAATTATCTGTAAAGAGATTCATTTAACTTTTGGTAATCATGACCACCATATTGAAAGGAACCGTGAGGATTGTCAAAGACATTTTGCATCATCACAATGGTTCCTACAATTAAATTATTTGGGTGAAACACTTGAGTTGATGCACTATCCAATTGCTTCGTGGAATGGACTGAATAAGGGACGTATTCATCTTCATGGACATTGTCACCTACCTAACAATAAAAAGTTCGGTAATGGACGTAGAATGGACGTTGGTATGGATGGGAATCTTGACTTTGCACCATATAATTTAAGAGACATAGTTAACTCAATGAAGAATAGACCAGTTGGTTCTGAACTTGGGGTTGATGATCATCACATTGATGAATTAAAAAATGTTGTAGGATAAAAATTATTTATGAAATTTACTGAAACAGAAATAGAAGGTTGTTATATAATAAATTACAATACGTTTGTAGATAGTAGGGGATACTTTGCGGTACCATATAACAAAGAGGTTTTCAATAGTAACGTGGGTTACGATGTTGAGTTCGTTCAGGATAATATGTCATATTCTCATTTAGGGACCATTAGAGGACTTCATTTCCAAACAGGTGAGTACGAACAAGCTAAACTTGTTACGTGTACTAATGGACGTGTATTGGATGTTATCGTTGATATTAGAAAGGATTCCCCAAGTTATGGTAAAGTTGTTAAGGTGGAGCTCGGTGCAACATTAAACAAACAGGTGTTCGTACCGAAAGGATGTGCACACGGATTCTCTGCGTTAAGTGATAACACAATATTTCAATATAAGGTTGATAACCCATATAATAAGGAAAGTGAGGGTGGAATTATATACAATGACCCAACTTTGAATATTGATTGGGGGGTGAGTGATTTTTTTGTAAGAGTCTCAGAAAAGGACTTAGAACTTCCAACTTTCTTGTCTTTATAGTGTATTTATAAAAATAAAACCTAATAACAAGTATTTATATATAAAATAGAATTATGTCAAAAATTATTAAATTAAAACAATCTGATATTGAAAGAATTGTTTCAAATATAGTTAACGAGCAAGAAATGGGGGATGTAAATCCTGATAGTATTGCTCACGAAGAAGAAATAGATGAGGAAATGGGTGGTGGTGACATCGACGTTTATCCCGCTAAAGATGCAAAAGGTAACTTGTTTTTAGTCAACGCAAGGACTGGCCAAATTGTGGCTAAGGACTAATATATTCTAACCCTCACAAAAAATGTGAGGGTTTTTTATGCTATTTTTTGGAATATTCAAAAATTTTATTTATCTTTGTTATATGAAAAACACAGAGTACAAGATATATTGTGACATGGACGGAGTCTTGGTTGACTTTGATAAAGGTTACAAAGAATTAACCGGTGAGGATTTAACCCCTGGTGTGCATAGAAATGATACAGACTTTTGGGACCCGATTAATAAAGCCGGTTATGATTTCTGGATTAAATTGGGTTGGATGAAAGATGGTAAAAGATTATGGAATTATATTGAAAAATATAAACCAGAAATATTATCTGCACCATCTAGACAAAACGATTCAAGAGTTGCAAAACATGATTGGGTTGAAAGAGAACTACCTGACACACATTTAATTCTTAGAAGTGCAAAACATAAGAAAGATTTTGCAACACCAACATCAATTCTAATTGATGATAGGTTAGATAATATCCAAGGTTGGAGAGATTCGGGTGGTATTGGTATTCATCATGTTAATACAAAACACACCATCGACCAATTAAAAGTTTTAGGATTATAAAATATAATTTATGTTATTCAAATATACTATTAGTTTGGAAGTTGAGGTTGAATTTGAGGCACCATTGTTAGGTGCAGATAATACCAAACAAAAAAGAAAATATGCGGGGTCAATCGCAAAGAAGACACTTCAAGAAATGGTAAGTCTTAATAGTACTTCGTTAATTGTTGATAGAAATATTGAAGAGGACAACTTTAATGGAACAATTAAAGGTCGAGCACATTTAGGTAAATCACTAAAAAACAAATACTAATGACAGCAAACGAATTTAACGAAAAGTATAAACCATACATACCCGAAGGTTGGTATGGTTTAGGTTTTGACATTTCAGAAGTAACCAATTACTTAGACAAAGTAATGGAAGATTTAGTTATGATTCCAGGTTTTGAACTCCACCAAGTTAAACTAAAATTTAATACGGCAAGATTTTATTTTGAAACCAATTGGAAAAATAAAGGTTTGGAAGCGGAATTACAATATAAGATTGAAGGTGAAATAAATAAGTTGGTCAAAGAAGATAGTGAAGTTGGTAAAAACGAAATGTTTAATTAGTATGAAAAAGTTAATTATATTTTTAATGTTATCGGGAGTGTTAACGTTAGAGGCAAAACCAAAGTATCGAATTCAAATTTGGGTTTCGGATGGACAAAACCAATATCTTGCACAAAAAAGAGTTTGGGCAACAACTAATTATTTTCCCTTACCTTATAAAGTGTGGGTATCAGGATCTTATCCATTTCATCATAAATCACAGGCGGAAGAGATTATTAAAAATTGGCAACAGAATGAAATCGATAAGAGAAAAAATAAAAACTCGGAATTTATCTATATAAAATAAAAAACAAAAGAATGTCAAAAATTAAAGAATTAAAAACCAATCCTGACAACAGTTTAAATTTGGTTACTGTACTTGAATTGTTTAGTCCTGAAGGAAAATCTAAGTATACTGATTTGTTACTTAAGTTAATGAAGGGTACACCAAACTTAAAAGAACACACTAAAGAAATTAAAGAGACACTAACTAAGGAATTTACATTTATTAGTATAGAAAAGTTGAATGAATTTAGTGAGATTCAATTAATGTTGTTGTATAAATTTGTTGATAGTTTTTTTAACGTTCAAGATTTGGTAAATTTTAAAAAATTCTGTGATTACAATGAGAGATGTCTTATTGACCAAAACGATTTAAGTAGATACAAAAAGTTTGAGGACATTGTTAATGCGGTTAGTATAGCCGACATGAAGGTAGAGACTAAGGATATGGAAAACCAAATCATTAAAGTTTACGAAGACGATGAGTGGTTATTACTTAGACCATTAACATACTTAGCATCCAAAAAATATGGTTCTAACACAAAATGGTGCACAACCCAATCAAACAATTCCGAATATTTTATTAAGTATAGTTCTAAAGGTGTTTTAATTTATTGTATTAATAAAAAGACAGGGTACAAAGTTGCCAGTTTTTATTCATTGGATAAAAATGACCAAGAGTTTTCATTTTGGAATCAAAAAGATACTCGTGTTGATTCATTACAAACTGAATTAAACGATGAGTTAAGAAAAATAATTAGTGAAACATCTATGGCTAAAAACGCCAAAACAAATAGATACCTATTAGATGATGACCAAAGAACTAAAGAAGATATTCTTTTAAAACATAGTGGGTTATTTAATAGTGGAGGACTTTATGAGCCAACACCAACGGAACAACCCGAAAGACGATTGAGTGATAGGATTGGTGCCGCTATTAGAAGAGAAAACGAACCAACAGAAGAAATGTTAGAAGAAAGATCTGAAGAAGCGGAATATGAGGATAGTGAAAATGCTCAGGAACCACAAGAAGATTCGATATTGACTAGAATGATGTGGAATTCTACCGAAACCAATTCAATCCCCGAAACCATCGAACATAATAGAGAAAGTTATTATATTAGAAATGGCGGACCAAGTACAGAAACACCAAGAGGGTAATATTTATAGGTATGAAAGTAATTGTAACAGAATCCCAATATCAAAGAGTTGTTTCAGAAGGGTTTTATGAATCTGAAAAACTATACCCAAGAGACTATATCGTTGGTAGATTAAACAGAGCTCCAAAATATATGAGAGAATATATTAAAAATTTACCTCATATTGAATGCACTGATAATCAAGGTGTGCAATCTACTTGTACCAAAATCCCCGAAGTGGTTTACCAATTTTTATTTGGAAATTTCTAAAATATTTTTGGAATATTCTAAAAATTAGAATATATTTGTAATCTAAAACAATAAAACATGTTAGAGAACATCAGTCCCTACGTTTATCCCGGTATTAAAAATAACGAGGAGTATAAAAAATTAAGAAGGTTTAAAAGGGATAGAATTACAAAAGAGGAAATACTTGATATAGTTGCTAAGAATTGCTGCGTCACTGCTTCCCAAATACTATCAAGAGTTAGAGATAGAGAAGTAATCGACGCCAGATTTATTTTTGTTGCGGTTATGAAAAGAGAGTTTGGTCACACCTTAAAACACATCGGTAAAATTTTAAACAGAGACCACACAACTATCATTCATTCATTGGAAACATTTGCCGATAGATACAAACAGTATGATGAATATAGAGAAGTTGCAGATGGGGTATTCGAAGAAATCAAATCAAAAATAGAGTAATGAAAACTTTAATAGTACATCCGGCCGATGAGTCCACTACGTTTCTTGACATAGTTTATAAGGACATCCCAAATAAAACTGTTGTTCAAGGTGGTTGTAGTAAGATGGACGTTATGAATCTTATAAAAGAACATGACAGAGTAATGATGATGGGACACGGCAGTCCGGGAGGGTTATTCTCAATAGGTCAATTTGATAATTGCGGTGCGAAATACGGTGGTTATATTATTGACCAATCAACGGTATCACTTTTAAAAGAAAAGGACAACAGTGTCTTTATTTGGTGTAATGCCGATAAGTTTGTTAATGTGTTCGGATTGAAGGGATTCTATTCTGGAATGTTCATCAGCGAAGTTGGTGAAGCGTTATATTGTGGATTACCCGGTACACAACAAGATGAAGTTGATGAATCAAACTATGGTTTTGTAAACATCATTGGTAAGTACATTAATGAAGATAAGAACGTCATATATGAAAATGTGATGAAAGAATATGGAATTATTGCGGAGGAAAACCCTGTTGCATTATACAATCACAATAGACTTTATAAATCATGATAACAAACAAACAATACAAAGTAGAACTCTTAGATGGTAGAATACCCGATAAGATATTCGAAACAAGACAAGAGGCGGTTAGAGAATACCGTGGTAACATTAGTAAATTAATCGAGTATCTCCCAAGAGAAATTAAAAAGACAGTCGACACATCTGGTGACCAACTTGCAATATTAATTAGTGCAAGAAGTAACGAAGATTTAGACATATCTTTAGATTGTAGTTATGCGGTAATGTATAATTGTCCTAAAAGAGATAAGATATATCCCGGTATGAAATACTTGGAGGTATCGGATGAATATGTTTTGGAGGCGGTAATCGATAAGTTAGAAAAATATGAGAAAGGTGCACATCCACATTGGAAAGGACCGGGTTATAAACCCACCAAAGAATGGAAATGGGCTATCTATCACAAGAATGGTAAGTTAATTAGAAGGGACAACGCAGAACAAAAATATAGCAACTCTTTGAAGGGAACTCAAGGAGGAATTAGTTACATCAAAATTTAAATCATGTCTAAAAAACCAACACAATACCCATTGGTGATTAGAGAATTAAGAGATTATATGAACGCCGAAGATTTGATTATTACATTATCATTTGGTAGAAAATGCTTAAGTGAAACACTTTATGTAAGTGGTGAATGGGAGGGTAAAGATTATTCACTTACCGCAGACATCAATTGGAGAAGTGGGGAACTTAAAACAACCGAAATGGACGTTTTTCAATTGGTTAAACTATTGAAAACCAAGAACATTTCGGAGATGAATCATAAAGATTTTAATGGTTTGGAATTAATTGAAACAAGAGACGGAGATACAAGTTTTTATGATTTGGAATGGAGTGAACCTTTAACTGAAGAAGAGGAAGAAGTGGCACCAAGTGAATGGGATATGTACAATGACGGAGACATAAACGATGCTTGGTACGAATTCGATGGAGGTATCGATAAATTAGAAATAAGAGTTGGTGATTACGCAACCGAAATAACAGAATAATATGGATAGATTTCCCAAAGGATTTGCAAGATTTTTAAGTTTAATGTCAGCTCTTATTTTAGGATCTTACATTACCCAACAGTTTAAATTTAATCAACCTGTTGAATTTTATAGATATTTTTTAACCTTTATGTTTGGTTTGATGTTCTATATTCACGGAAATTCAAAAGATTAATATGAAAAGATATAATTGTTTTTTAATTATCGGTAGTGAATTAAGAGAAGTAACGGTTCTTGCTGATACGGTACACCCTGATTCTACATGTGCAACTAGATTTCATAAGAAAGTAAATGTAATTGGGGAGTATGGATCACGAGAAACTCATTTTGAACTTGTGGCTCAGTACCCATCTGATAGATTGGTTATAGAATCGATTGAAGATTTAACCATTGAGTAGTATTTATTAATATGAAAAAGGTTATTTTAACAGAAGCACAGTTTAGTAAATTGGTTGAACAAACCGTATTTTATGATTTGAGTGAACTACCATCTCATATTGAGTCTATAACGAAAGATGTTATCGAGGGTAAGAAATCTATGAGTAAACTAATTGGTTTTTTAAAAACAATCAATATTGGTAATATTCTTGAAGAACCTGCAAAGTATTCTAAAATCGTTCAAGATTGTTCTAAACTACATGAAGTTTATAGAGCAAAAAATAACAAATATTGGGATATTAGAGATTCGTTCGACGAACAGGAATATGAGAATGGTGGACGTTATAGTGACGAATTTTACAAATTTGACCACTTAGTAAATGATATAGATAATTTACAAACAGATTTAGATAACTTACATGACATGTATAATGATATTATTGAACCATTTGTTGAATATGGTAAAGTGTCTGAAAGAATGTCATATTTTGAAAAAGAATATCCACCTGAAACAATTAACATTAAACCAATAGATAACAACCCTGAATAAATTTCAGGGTTTTTTTTTTGAATATACAAAATATTATTGTATATTTGCATGTAAACAAAATATAAAAGATGAACAAACATTTTGAATTTAGTGAAGAGGATTTTAATGACCCTAAAAAGTTTATGAAAAAATTTAGGGCTATGTTAAAAGATATGAGGGAGGGGTTAAGTGATGATAGAAGAAAAGAATTGGATGATTTTATGAAGAAAAGTAGAGTTAAAACTGATATGTTTGAAGTTCGTAATGTTAGAGGTGCGAGGTCGTTTGGTTTATTTGAAGAGGTTATGAATATTACTGAGTTCATGATAACAAACGGAATCGAGAGTTTCTTTTCTATTCCAAGAAGACCAGGTAAAACTTATGACGAACACATTGACGCCGTTTATGAACATTACGTTAATGTTGAGCAGTTAGAATTTGACGAAACATTTATTAGTAACGTTAATTACCTTCTTGAATATTATGTTGAGGATGAACAATACGAAAAATGTGTTTATCTCCAATGGTTGAAGGAACAATACACAGAGTACATTTCAAAGTAATTTAAAATGGAACAATGTCAAAAAATAAAATTTGGAAAAAAGGAAGTTAAGACGGTCTTAAACTACATTCGTTTTAAACAAAGTAAACGATGGAGAAAAGAAGTACGATACTACCATTGTTCAGATTGTAACCATTGGCATTTAACATCTTGGGACAATTATGATGAAGAACCAATAGACATCCAAATAGATTATTCTAAATGGGAAAAATTATTAAAACAAGAATCATAAACATGGAAATTAAAATTAAAATTAAATATCATATCGAAGTTGGTGAAGAAATTATTGAGTGTGAAACTTTAGAACAGGCCGAAAAAAAGATGAAGAATTTAAGATCTTCTGAATCTGAATTTTATCTTTATCGCACAGAATTAAAAGGTAAATCAATTAAAGAAATCTATTTAATCGGTAACTAACTCATATGATTAAAGCGTTTAAATTTTTTACTGGTAATGAAGAGGACGAAGATTATCCAATCGAAGATATGGATATCGAAACCTTAGATGATGATAGTCCTTCTTGGTCATGGACGTGTATGTTACCATTAGATGGTTACACATACGATATTGTCGAAACCCAAAGCAACGGGATACATGAATTCTTAAGTAGATTCCCAAACAGATTTTGTGTTCCTGTGTTATCGATAACCGGACCAAACGGAAGATTTCATGATACTAACACACAATATGATGATGGTTGGGGATTTGATATCACATCCGATTTACTTACAATAAGATTTTTAAGATTTGAATCTTAGTCTTCTGCTAAACTATATAATTTACTTAATTTTTTAAGTGTATTAGTTGCAGAAATTTTAATGTCGGATAATTCTTTTTGATAGAAATCAATATAGTCAGTGTAACTATTAATATGTTTTTTGATTTTTTTCTTTGCTTTAACTTTTGCTTCGTTTTCACCTGTTGTAACAATATTATCAGCAATACCAAGTGCAGAAGCTAACATCATCATTAAATCTGATTGCATATCCATCATAACATTATCAAGAAAATCATCACGTCTTCTCGAAACTATTTGATAAAACTTTTTAAGAGCCATTGTTACTTTCTCACCATCGGTCATATCTTTATAATCGATTTTAAGATGACTTAAAAAAGATTCAATTCCTTCAATACTATTGTACATTTCCTCTATGAATTTATTGTAATCATAATTCATCATGTATTTTAGGAAATCATATGTGGTTGTTTTCGATAAGAAGTTTTTAAATTCTTTTTTAGTAATTCCTTTAAGTTTCATTAATGTGTATATTTCACTGTTTCTAACACTTTCCTCAACAACATGTGAATAATATAACATAATTTTAAATTTCATTAAAGGACGCACACTAACCATAACATCTTCAATAGAATGATACTTAACTTTTTCACCAGCATTTCTTATTGGTTTCTTGTTGAAGTCATAAGCATGTTTTAATTCGTGAGCTATTGATGATATCGTTTTGGTTTCAAATTTTAAAATACCATTAATTAAATCTTCTTCAGACACATCATCAGGTACTTGATATTTCGAACCCATTGAGATTCCATCATTAATTTTTTTGTATATTAATTTGTAATCATTTGTTAATTTATCACCAATAGCAAGACTCATTTGTTCAATTTCAACCCTTCTATATTTGTCAAAATCAAATGTGACCATAAAATCAACATTTGTAAAAGACAAATCTCCAATACGGTAATCACCTGTTATTGAAAATTCAACTTCGGTAGAACCACCCAACTTCATATTACCAAATTTCGACTTTATCTCTTCAATTAAACCATCAATATACTTTCTATAAATTGATTTTGCAGTGTCGTAAATCCCTTCTGGAACCCCGACAACCTCATTTGCTTGGATTAACTTATTGTATTGTTCTTCTGTGATTGATATCCTCATAACATATATAAATACCTCCCAAAATAATAAGGTTATTTTTGGATATTCAAAATAGTATTCGTATATTTGTGGTATGAATACATCAATATTAACCTTTTTATTGTCAATGTCTCCATTGATTATAAAAACTGCGGAAGCTCCAAGTACATTTAATTATCCGATAAAGATAACTAAATCAATTAGTTATGAGACAGTTACCCTTACAACCTATTCTGCAAGCGTAGGAGAAACTGATTCAACTCCTCACATAACAGCATCAGGATTTAAGATTGACACCACTAATCCAAAAAAACACAGAATCATTGCGGTTTCAAGAGATTTAAAAAAGAAATGGCCGTTTGGTACTAAGGTTAGAATTAAAAGTGCGGGAAAATATAACGGAGTTTATACTGTTAAAGATGTTATGAACAAAAGATATAAGAATAGAATAGATATATTAATTGGTGAGGATGATAGACAAACCACCATGAACAACGTAAAAATCACTAAAATTAAATAATATGACTCCTGATTTCACAGTTAGACCATCCCAATTAATAAACATTCTTTGGGTATTTATTGGTGGATTTGCAGTATCCGCCGCAGTATCAACAGAATTTTATTGGATTGCACTTGTTGTGTTAATACCAATCTATAAGATTTTAGATTACGCGTGTTGGACCTACGATATCTATGACGACCGTATTGTAGAAAGTCGTGGAGTATTTTCTGTTACCACAAGAGAAGTGTATTTCCATAGAATTAAATCTGTAATGATGGAAAGACCTTTTTGGATGAGAATTCTTGGTGTTGGTAGTATCATGGTTAGAAGTTCTGACCAATTTACCAGTTACTTTGTAATCTATGGTATCGATGACGTTGAGGAATTTGAAGAAGATTTTCAAGATGTTATTCAAGATAAAAGAAAGGAAAATGGAATGAAAGAACATGAAATATTTCAAATGTAAAATATAAAACAATTAATATGACATCAAAATTTTTTGGTTCACCAAAACCAAACCAAGTTAAGAAAGGAGATAAAAAAACTCCAACCACACAACCTAAACCAGTGAAGACCACTCAGATTAAAAAAAATAATAGAGGTAAATAATATGAACAAGTTAATAATTAAATTTAAAAAAATCCTACAAGAAATCTTGTTGGGGTTTAAAATTGCTGAAGAGAATAAACATAAATCCCAATGGGGTAAGTTTTAAATTAAAAAAATGTATGAGAGAATTCAAATTTTTCAGAGGGTACGTTGATAACCAATCGATAGGAATTAATTGGGATGAAATCAATAGAATAAATGAAATAAATAGATTACCAACTTGGAGTGGTACTAACTACCAACCAACATGGATTACTAATCCGGGTTATATTGCTCCACAACCATATACTATAACAACAACACCTGGTACTGGTACATATACGATTCCATTTAGTGGAGCAATTAGTGGTTTATCAACAGGATTTAGTTTAACAACATCAAATCCAAACGGAACAACTTACACTACAGCAAACTTTGGTGGATCTTTTACAACTACAGGAACAATATCTACAAATACATTTTATACTTCAAATATTAAGTAATGACTAAGTTCGTTTTTTTCAGGGGTTATGTTGGAACATTGAATGTGATGGATGGAGAAACTTATGCAACCGCATCACTCAATAATGATACACCTGAAGGTCATATTAATGTTAGAAGGGAAATACTAAGAGGTAGGTTGGGCACACCGGAGAGACATCAAGATATCTTAAGAAGATTACAAATGACTAACGATTCGAGAGATTTAAATGATAACCCAATAAGATTATTTCAAGCAACAACGGTAACAACCGTTAACCCAAAGTTTTGGACGAAGGTAAAGATAGTTCTTCAAGAAAGTTGGAGGTTAGAACCTATTGGTATTGTTGTTGTGAGCATATTGTTAACAATGGTCACAATCATCGGAATCGCCAAAATACTAAGTATATGGTAAATGAATTCAAGTTCTTTCAGAAGAATCCTTACAAAGATAAATGTAGACTTATGGTTGGTTCATCTTTTATATTCCAAGGGTATTATTGTATCGTAATGAACATGTATAATAATGAGTTTAAGTTTCTCAAGCAGGAAACTGGATTTAGTTGTTATATGACTTATAAATGTTATTTAAACACACCATCTGCTGCGGGTAGACAATTAAACAGAAGATAATATGATTTACATTTTAATTTACATAATAGGATTTATCCTAACACTAACATTCTTAAAGTTATATGGTAAGAAAATGGAGATTGATTATGATCCGCCACACGAACCTGACTATGATGACTATAAAAATAATGCTGAGGCTTATCTATTCTTTTCATTGAGTTGGTTTGTGACAGCACCAATGTTTATTATTGTTGCAACGATTCGGTTGTTATATAAATTTGCTCAATGGTTTTTAAAATACCCAAACGTATAATATGATAAAACCATTTAAACTACTTAAAGGATACACATATAGTGATGAATACACACTTCCTATTTCAAGAAGAATGTCGGGGAGAACTATTGCACAAGATTTAATAAACACAGTTTCTCAAACAGTAAGAGACCCGAACTATGTTCCTGCAAGTTATATATCAATACCACAACTCAACCACGACGGTCATGTTATTAATATTGTAAGGAGACGTATGAACCTTCGTTTACCTTGGAGGGGATACCAAATGCACGTATTTGAACCTGATGGTTATCCATTACTAAAGATTGTTAGTGGAATTAATATTGGTGGAATGTTTCACATAGTTTATTTAATTACAAGAGACGGGAATACTGAAAATTATAGAGTAAGTGTCCCATTAGTTAATTTACAAAGAAGAGGATAATATGGCAAAAGCAAGAAAGATTTTATCAAACACTATAAGTGAGTTGTTAAAAGAAACATCGTTGGAAACAAGAATTAAAATGTCGTGTTGGTTCATGATTAACAATGTTATTCATGAATCAGGTGCAAGAGAAGAAGCTGCGTGGGATGAAACAAATCCAAAAGATATTGAAATGATGAAACTATTGGATGATAAAACAAAAGAATTAACGGAAACAATATTAAGAAACATTAAAGAATGGGAAGAAGATGGTAAGCCTATTTAAATTTTTTCACGGACTGACCAAGAAAAGTAGGGTTAATACTATTATTACCAATGGTAGATTAAGAAGATTACCCAATAGTCAAGTACCAACTCGTCAAGAATATGACACACCAGAACTTCGTAGTATATTCCTACAGGGGTGGAGAGCATGTGAAAGAGGTGAGGAAATATATAATAACCCATACGGTAATAGAGAAGAACTAATATATTCATTACATACTGCGTGGGAAATGGGTTATTTGGATTGTTTTAACACAAGAAGAACATCAACAAGAAGATACGTATGATAAAACCATTTAAACTACTTAACGGATACACATATAGTAATGAGTTGCATGCACCATATATTCCGTTGCAGATAACACATGCACCACCAGAAGGAATATCACATCGTCATTGGAATATGTTACCACAGGATTTAAGAGGCGCAACACTACAAGAAATGGATTCTTTTATTCAAGGATGGGAAGATGGTCGTATTGTCGGTGTGGTTAATCCATATCGTGATAGAACAAGACGTAATTTGTGGAATAGAGGATATTTGGAGTGTAATAGAAGAAGAAGAGTGTATACTGAAAGGGATGTGGAATACTATAACACAGATGATTTTGTCTTCTCTGATGTGTCCTCAATTATGTTTGACCCAATTAGTTCTCAACCATACAAACATATGATGTTTAGACATATTGAGGATGGAGATACGGTGGAAGGTAATAGAATATTTCCCGACCACCCAATGTGGAACTTCCCTGATATAATATAAAAATAATTTATGATAATAATAGATAACTTTTTAGAGGAACCAGAAAGAATTAGGGAAGAGGGTTTGGAATTGGATTACACCAAAGCATTACCCGACTCTCCTGGTTGGAAAGGTTTCAGGTGCTTATGTACCAATATGGTTGATATTGAATTAAATGAGTTGATACGTAATAAACTAAATGAGATTGACCCTAAGTTTATTGGTTCAAATCTAAGATGTTTTTTTCATTACACATTAAATGAGAATATGTTGAATACCATACATACGGATGGTATATTTGACTACGCGGGTGTACTATACCTAACACCAAACCCACCATTAAATTCGGGAACCATATTCTATAATGATAATAATGAGGAGATAGATTATGTGGAGAACGTATATAACAGACTAACCATATATCCTGCAACCATACGACATTCAATTAAAGAATCGTTCGGAGATAATATTAACAACGGAAGATTAGTTTACACAATATTTTTAAGTATTAATAAATGACAAAGTCGGAAGTAAAAACGTGACAATCTCGGAAGTTGGCAATAATATTTTAACCTCCGTTCTTATTCGGGTGTACTATTTATGAGAATGAAGATACAAGCATTATTTATCTCAGATGTTCATCTGGGTTCAAAAGGTTCCAACGCAAATGAGGTCCTAAACATTCTCAAACAATACCAACCCGAATATCTATTCTTAGTTGGGGATATAATTGACGGATGGTTACTGAAAAGGAAGTTCCGTTGGCCACAATCACACACAAACGTATTAAGAAAGATATTATCACATTCAAAGAATGGGACAAAGGTAATATACATACCGGGGAATCATGATGAATTTCTAAGGGAATATGGTGAATTTTCTTTTGGAAACATTGAAATTCATAATGAGTATATATGGAAAAATACTTTTATTACTCATGGTGATCTTTATGATGGTGTAGTTAAATTAAAATGGTTAGGTGTTCTTGGTTCAATTGGATATGATATGGCAATATCAATTGATAGAAGACTTAAGAAATTGGGGATGAAGAGATCATTATCCAAGTTTTTAAAGGATAAAGTTAAAGAGGCGGTGAAGTTTATAACACAATATGAGGTGGAGTTAACCAGACAAGCCAAGAAACATCGCTGCACAACCGTGATATCTGGACACATTCATCATCCTGAGGATAGAATGATTGATGGTATAAGATACATGAACTGCGGGGATTGGATTGAAAACAATAGTTATATAATATACAACAACGATGAATATAAGGTCATTAAATAAGAGATTAACAATAGTAATCCCGTCAAAGAACGAGGGAGTAATCTTATACAATTGCATTCAGTACATATCAAGACAAAACCATATCGATGGGGTAAGAGTAATCATTGCTGATGTATCAGATAATAATGATTCCATACTATGGATTAAGAAAGCGCAATTAGAGTTCAAACACTTATTAAAGATTACGGTAATCAAAGGGGGATATCCAGCAGAAGGAAGATTAAATGGAAGTATGTTGGTAACAACTCCGTATATGTTATTCTTGGATGCGGACATTTTATTAACCAATCCAAAGATTATTGAGGAGTGTTTATCTCATAAGAAGGATTTGGTAACAGTTCCATTCAGTACAGACTATCCATACAGATGGGTGTTCAGGGTATTCGATATCCTACAATCACTATCTACCTTAATCGGTTCACCATTTGCCATAGGGGGATTTCAACTATGGAAGACGGAATCCTATTGGGAAGTTGGGGGATATAACCCACAGGAACTATTCGCCGAGGATTATTCAATATCACAGAAGGTAAAATCAAATAACTTTAAGGTGGTAAACATAGAAGGAACATATACATCATCCAGAAGATTTAAATCCAAAGGAGTATTATGGATGTTCAAGATAATGATTAAGAGTTACATAAACAGAAAGAACCCAGAGTTCTTCAAACATCATCATAACTACTGGAATTAATATGGGAACAATATTTCCTGTCATGATATCATTTACAATTGTAATAGGATTGACTATTATTGTAATGATAATCGACCACATCACAAAAAAGAGATAAAAAAATTATATGAAAATTCTAATAATTGCAAAGGGGAGATGTGGTTCACATTCATTAATAGATTGGTTAGGTGAGGAATTTGACTTAAAAACCATCTACGAAAATGAAGATAAGGACACTTCGGTGGTCGATAACTATATTATTAAAAGACATCCATCATCTATTAAAGGAGATTTATCATCAGATTTTATCACCGATGGATACGATTACGTAATAAGGTTAATTCGGGAAAATACAACACTAACCGCTGAGAGTGCTGTGTGGGCAGAAGAAAAACAAAAATATCACCAGAGGGGTAAGGAAAAATATATTATAGATGAAGCCTTTTTGAGAAAACACCATAATGAAATATGGAATAAAAAAATAGGTTATGATGAATCCAACGATGTAATAAGGAATATAGGTGTTGGTATATTAGTTACATATGAAGAATTATTTTTATATGGGACAGGTCAGGAAAAGATAGAGAAGTATATGGGTTTTAAATCTACTTCAAAATTAAATACTGACCTCAAGAAAAGTAGATTTCACATAATGGATAAAACAGTATATATTACATATGATTTAGCATATAATAAAACCACTATCTTAGAAGAAATTGTTAAACAAAAAGATTTAGTTATCGATAATTTAAACGAAAAGATTAAAAATTTAAACGAAACAATTGTAGATTTGGTATCATCAAAAAATAGATAATGATTAAAAGAAAGAAACCCTTTGCAAAGATTGTAAAGGAATGGAATGAAGCATCCACCATGGAAGTATGGGAGGGTGTAAGGGATAACTTTATATTTGGATTCCTTGGTGCAACGATTGTTGTATTCATTGCCACCCGAGCGGATCTTATGGTTCTATTCGGATATCTGATATACTATTTTTTTATGGGGAGGATAGTAAATCGCCCCAAATACGTAACAGACCTTGGTAAACTCATAGTGTTCCCCATCCCATCAGCACTTGGTGCATTCGCAGGATATAAGTTCTCGTACATTCTACAAGAGTTAACCCAACGTATATGAAGATATGTATAATATCATCCATAGGTAGATCTGGAACAACCTCACTATTTGATATGATGAGTTTGTGTCTACCAAGATACTATACATGTTTAAATGAACCATTCGGTCGATTTCAAAGAGGGCATGAGATGAATCTTATTGAAAACGCCCCCAATGTTCTTGTAAAGGAGTTATTAAATAATACGGTTAACCATAAGGTTTTCCCATATGATTGGGTGTATCAGACCTTTGATAAGGTTATTGTGATGGATAGAAGGAATAAGTGGGAACAGGCGGAGAGTCACGCAGCACATTCATATAAAGGGGATAACTTTAAAAGTTGGCACAATAGAAGGGAATACGACTTAACAAACATACCCACGGAGTATATTAAGGCATTAGCAGACCAATCGGAGGATTTAATGCAATATCATAGGGGTAAGATTTACTATTACGAGGATGTGTTTATGGAACATAACTTGGATTTGTTAATGGAAATCATGAATTCCGTGGGAATAACAGAGATACCCAATCAAATACTAAAGGATTATTTCTATAGTCCCAAGAAGAAGGTAAGAATAGTAAAGACCCTAATTTAAGAGTGTCCAATTTAAAATATAACTGCGAACGGGGATTCCGGAGGACAGAAAAATATATTTGGAATATACTAGAATATAATATATCTTTGTGGTATGAGAAGAAAGAAACCATTCATGGATGATATCCATAAGACCACACCTGTAACCATCACCTATAAGTTCTACAATGACACGGTGATTATGAAGAGAGATGTATATGATTTAACAATCAGGGACCTAATGGAGTTAAATCGGTCCATGGTGGTGAATGTCTTTGATGAACAACTCTATCAGGAGTATATTATTCAATTAGCTGGGGAGTTAACAAAGAAAAAGAATCCAATTAAGAACTTTATAGATAGAATACTAAGATAAATTTGGAATATACCAAAACATACTATACCTTTGGGGGAACATTTATAAAATAACACCATGATAAACCAAGAATTACTTAAAGAAGCAATAGATAAGTTCAATAATAGGAACGTAGTATCTAATTCAGATTACCAATTATCGTTTAATAACTTTATCCTAAAGATATATAAATGTGATCCAGCGTCATATGGTACACATATACAAAGGAAGATTATACAAGAATTGGGAATATTATGTGATGAAATGAAATCAACATCAGACCAGGGTGATTTCCTAATCTCATATCCACATATAAATGACGACCAACTAACCTACTACACATGGAACGGATATGAAAGTACAATTAGATATAACAAAGAAAATTTAGATTTAATTAAAACACTAACCCAATATGGTGAAGTGAAATCCTCATACCTTAGTCCATCTAATAAGAGTTTTAATATAAAGAACATTAGACCGTGGCAGGATATTAACTTCTATCTTATTTGTTTTATTGATTGTGAAAATGATTTTAAACCAGAATTCTATTGTGTAAAATGTGAGGATTTATATAGTAACTTTAAAATGTCAGATACTAACGGTAGTACTGAAAACAATAAAGGAAACGAATTTATTCATAAATCTATTAATATTAAAAAGAATTCCGAAAAACATGATTTATTGAAGAGTATTAATCAATTAAATGGTAATGATTTTGAACACTTAATAGAATATTTTTATAAAATTAAATGTGGATTAAGAGACCAATTTAATAAACCCGATACATTATCTAAAATTTTAAGTAATTGGGAATTAACTAATGAAAGAAGTATGGAACTATTTCATATGTGTAATAAAAAAATGGACTATAGAAATTGGGAAGGTAGTTTTATTAAAAACAACGATGAATATAATAAGTTATGTATTGAATATAACGAAAGGGTTAATGCAAAAAAAGGATTCTTAGTGTTGAAAGGTTACGGAGATGTTAAAGAAGGTACGGTATTTCCTTCATGGAATAGGGTATATGGACTTGGTGGAATAACAGATTTAAAAGGAATGAAGTCTAACGATACTGAATATTTTAAAGAGATATATTTTATTGAAACAGGGGATGGTAATTTGGTTAAACAGGTGGCGTAATATTTTTATTGTCCCTGAAGGGAGGGAGACATCGTCTCCCGACCGACAATTACCCCCTATAAAATTACCCCTCAGAACCCCTCTATAGGGGTTTTATTTTACCCCGAATTTTTTCCTGTTTATACCCCTAAAAACCCCACTTTTTCCTGTCTGTTTTATCGTGATCAATTAATATATCTAAAACTATCTTTTTCTATCCCATATTTGGGTTCTAGTATAATTTATCCACAATTCCCCACTTTCTCCCACTTACTAGGAATGTTCACTGGGATTGACCCGTGAGCGAATCACAGACCATTTTATTTTTTCTACCAGAATATACCCCTAATATCATTATATTATTACGGTCGGACTCTTCGAGTCCTCCCTTCAGGATGTCATACAACGTCTTAGTATAACCCTTTATATATTATATTAATCTGTCATACATTAGGTTCCACGTGGAACCCTGAAGGGGGACCGAAGGTCCCCCGTATAATGAAACATTCGTAATACGGGATGAAGGGGACCGAAGGTCCCCGAGTATACTTATAATACTTTTATACGGTCCTGATGTGATACGTCTATAATCCCTGAACCGTAATACAAACATTACTGGGGAAACCCACCCATGGGAAATAGTTTGCCAAACAACATTAAGATTACTGGGGAGACCAATATTGTTTGGCACTTTACAGAATGTGGAGGATTTACTTTACAGATTATTATCGGGGACCTTCGGTCCCCTTCAGGAGAATCTCGGAATAATCCTATGGAAATTAAAAAAACCCTTAGGGATTTTCCGAAGGGTTCTTAGTATAGTACAAAAAGAAAGGGATGAAGGGGGACCGTAGGTCCCCCGTAATACGTTATATCCATTTAAAACTAAAGTTGAACTTCGAGTCGCTATCCAAGTTACTTGAAAAACGAACAGGAACTAAATCATTTGATTTAAGTATGTGTTTTATTCTTTCTGATATTAGTGTTTTTAATAGTTCTCTTTTAGGTGACTCATAATCTTCAGAAAGTTTTGGGTACTCCACATAGATTGGCATGAAATCGAAGTCTACTTCCCCAGTAATCTTGTTGTGGCTTCTTGCATCACATTTGAACTTAAGTTTGATATTTTGGGGGAATTTATAATATACCTTGATTTGTTTTAATTCACCATCATCTCCCATACTCGTATTAATTTCATCTGGTATTGTAAAGGTTCCCTCCTCGACGAAGTCAAGATGAACCTGAAGGTTATGTGGAATGTTCTTCTGAGACTGTAGTTGTTTCAGACTCCTATTAAGTCTTTCCATGGTGGTGTCATCTATTTCCATTACAGATCTAAATCCCACGGGGTCTTTAAGAAAAGTCATTAAGGTTTTTACTTGACGTAATTCTTTGGTCCATTGAAGAGTTTCCACAGGTAATACAGTGTGCATGGAATCATTTAAGTTAAACCCAAGGTATCCGTCCAATCCCCCAGTAAATAAAAAGTCCTTGATCCTCACTGCCGTTTTTCCCACTTGATCGGAACTACTCGGGTACTCGTCATACAAGGTTTTGAACTTCTCCGCAATCTCGGTCATCAATTTAAATATTAAATCTGGTTGGGCCTGAGACTCACGTATTACGATGTTCAAGTAACATCCAAAATTAGTATTAAAGTGGTTATCCGCAGATACATAATATATCTCACCGTTTAAAGATTTCAAAGGTCCCCTCAAGGTACTCACAAATCTATCATATTCTATTTTGCTTAATGATTTTTCCATAGATATAAATATAAAAAAAAAGGTTCCATTGTGGTGGAACCTCTTAGTAATACATGTGTGTAATAAGACTATCGTCCCATTAACTCGTTACGGAACTGTACGGCCTTTCTCTTGCTAGAGAAATTCTTAGAGTACTTAGTACCATTAACACTTACACGTACACGGTAAGATGAACCATCATGATAGATGTTGTCAGCAACAGGAACATATGTAGTAACTGTGGTGCGACGGGATGTTGTTTTTTTCATTTGCGACTATTTTAAGTTTATATATAAAATATAACAAATAATATCCAAATAAAAAAATCCTGTCAAAAAAATATTTTACCCCAGTAATGTTCCGAGTCCTGATCAGGTCCCACTGTTGAGATATCTGTCTCCCCACTTCTTGGTCATATAGGCATCATACCTATGTGCCTTGTTCGGGTTGAACAGGAATATCACGAAGTAGTAATCCCACTTCCACTCTAAATCTTTTAAAAACTTCTTCATATGATGTTGTTTATTCCCCAGTAATGTTATCGGATCTTCTCCTTCCTGAGGATGTCGGTCAGAAGATTTTTGTGATTTTGAACGATTACACAATGCTGTTTCTTAAGAGCTTCCTCTAAGGACATTCGTTGGTGTGTAATCTTCCAATTGATTCTGTCGGTCGACTCCCATCGTTCCCAATGCTTGCCACTAGGTGAGAGCTGAATTCTACTGTGAATCTTTTTCATTTGTTTTTTATTTGATAATTCCGCAAAGGTACGGTGTTTAAGGGTTAATAACAAACCCTTAAACAAATTCTTCAGTTTTAATCATATTGAAGTCAATTGACTTCAGTTTGAATACTAAGTAGTCGATTGCTATTCCCACAATCTTTCCATTGTGCTTGGCTACAAGAAGTCGGTAGGAACCATCCCCATAACCTGAAGACGATACTACCCCAGTATTATATGAACCCCACTGTTGGCTTGACAAGGTGAATTTGCACATTTTATCATACCACTTATCTCCATCACCATCATATGGTAATGAAAATGTACTTTGAGGGGTAATTATCTCGTCAGCAATGGAATCATTCCTATAGGACTCCATATCAAATATTCCACACTGACCCGAGTCAACACCAATATCAGCAGTGGTAACTGTTCTCCAAGATAAATCGTCCTCCACATAATCCTTGTGGACAGCAACAAGTGCCGCACATCTTGTACCCCAACCACCGGTCTCATCCGATTTGAATGCTGTGGAGGAGTACTCACCAGGTAATACATTTGTCAACTTATGCTGACACCAGGTAGGGACAGTGTAACAAGGGTCCGATACCATAACTTCTGATCCTAAATAAATCTTTTCCATTTTAAATTACATTTATTGTGAATGATTCTGTTTCAAGTTGTCTGTGTAAATAAACTAAGTGTTCCATTGTAAGGTCGTTATAACCTAAGTCGTGGTAACCATCTCCTGTAATACCTTTAGTGATTAACTGACCTGTGGTTCCACATATCCCTATAACAACTACTTTAACTTGGTAGTCGTCGTCGAAGTTTTGGGTAAACCACACTGAGAATGGATTGATTAATTCTAATTCAAATTCGTCCCCTCCGTTAAGTTTAACAGTTCTGTGGACGATATCTCTGTGAATACTATCACGGAGTTTTAATAATTCTTGACCGTAGTTCATATGATTAATAGTTTAAGTGTAATACGAAATTAGATATTATTTTCGAATATTCCAAATTATGCTAGAATATTTTTTAGAACTTTAATATTCTCGTCAATCTCAAGGTCCATCACTTTAAGTAACTTCTCCTTGGCTAACTCCATAAACGATACACTGTTACCCAGTAAATCAATGTCCGTCCCGTGCACATCCGTCTTCCCGACGATAACCCTAATGTCCTTAGTGCCTTTACCCTCTCTATAGAATAGAGCTCGAGCATAGATGTACTCACGAACCAAAGACAGTTTGATTTCATCAGCCACTGATTCCTTGGAACGGAGTTGCATAATGATTTCTTCTAACTTGGCTAACATCTCGAAGTTGGTCTTCATCATACGGATACTGTTCTTATACTGATTACAGTACTTCACCAGCTCATCGGTGTGAGGAATACTTAAATCGATGTCCACATTAAGGAACCGATCGTACGAACTAATTCTATCTCGGGTACCCACTATCTCAGTGAATACTCCTCCCGTTAAACGATTTTCTCTACCCATTTTATTTTTGTTTTTAATTTGTTTAAAATCCCAGTAAACTTTCCCTCACCCTGGCTCACCTCAGGTAAGAATTCATATCTTGTGTTCATTGAACCTCCCAAGTAACCAGTAAAGAATTTGGTTGGCTCAACATATTGGCTTGATACTTTATACTTCATAACCCATTCATTGAATGATAATGGTGTTTGGAAGTTGCTTAATTTAACTTTCAGTTTCTTTTCCATACATTTCTTTTATATCGTTAAAAATTTCTTCTAATGTCTTAAGGTCTTCGTCCCCAGTAATAAAATGGAACATTTCCTTCACTGATTCAAAGGTTACATCTTCATCACTCTCGAACAAATAGTCAATGTCCCCGTCGATAGATTCAAAGAAGTTCTCCTTGTCGAAAAGATATCTACCCTCATTGTATGAATAATCTTCTTCGGTTAATCCATTCTCATTGTCAAAATAAGATTTACCACAGAAGTCACAACCTGGTTCTTCATAATATAACTCACACTTCACATTGAATAACCTACCCAAGTGTTGAATGAAGTTTATTGGTGGTGACCAAGCTGAATCGAACGACATTGTTATTGATTCGTCATCATAAGTGATATTAGCTTCGTTGTATGACACATCCCACTTACAACCCCAGTAATTAATGTTGGCATCGTACCATCCTCCGTGTTCGTATTCATTTAACTCAATAGATTTGTCACGACCAACAAGAGCCATAAAAATACCAGGGGATGTGTTATCCTTACTCTCGATATCTTCGAGATAAAATTTAATTCTGTCCAAGTTTTCGTTATCACCTGTAATAGTAAGGTGATTGTTGCACCAATTTGGCATAGTTGTATGATTTATGTTTAACAAAGATATAACAGGGATATCATTATTCCAAATAATATCCCCGTTATTTTATTTTACCAAGAAGCTCTGTATTCAAAGTCACCAGAGTACAATCCGTGTTCTTTGGATTGTTCGTGTTCTTCTAATAACTCCTCAATGATTTTGATAGTTGAGTTTACATCTTCTTTGTAATACTCATCAATTTCATCTCCACCGAAAAAGAAACCCTGTACTGGTGGAAGAAGTTCTTTAGCCTTATCAAAGTTGGAACTAACTTCTTTTAGAGTTTCCAACAACTCTTTCAGTTTGTCTTCATCAACATTGATGTCTTGACATTCATCAACACCGCCACCGCAATTATCAATGAACCATCCGTGAAGTGCATTGAACTTTCTCCAATACGCCACCTGTTCGGTGATGTAACAAATACGATTTGGTTTAATGTCGTTACGAACTACACCATTCTTTTTAACTTCGATTTGGTGTTGTTGTTCAGGTGGGTTGTGTTCCCAATTTTGTACATAAGTTTTTTTGTACAGATACATGTCTAGTCCCATGATTTTTTAGTTTAAGTGTTAATTAATAATGTAAAGGTATTACAATAATTTTATTATACCAAATTATTTTATGAAAAGTTTACTATCGATTGTAAATAATTCTTTGTACTCACTTCCGTCAGCATTCTGTCCGTTTAAATTCCAGAATGGTAATACTCTTGGATTGTATTTTAAATGTGCGGTAGTTTCAGGAATAAAATCTTCGGTAAGAATTTCTATTTCTTTACAAAGAACATAAGCACAAACCACTTTGGTAGTTTCCCCAGTAAATATCTTCTGCGCTGCTGTCCTGTTGTTTTTCAGAACGCAATCAGTTAGTATTAACTGAACTTCAGCTGGGTGATAATATTTCACCCAGCCGTTGTTATACTCAATTTTCCATTTTAAATAATTCTCTCCCTTTCCGAGATTGAATCTAACTTTATGCTTTTTCAACTTCTTCCTTTTTATATTTTTTAACAAATTCACTCGGAGTACCACGAAACAATTCTGTTTTATTTCCGTCGTTCTCATAACAAACAAACTCAATGGAGTAATCTTCTTTAACGATAACATCATAAAGATAATCTTCCCAAGAATTTCCACGACTTGACAAAGATTGTACATAGGTGTTTCCTGTTTCGCCACCTTTTAATTTCCAAATGAGTTGAGCAGCTAAGCAACCAGCGCCGTTGAATACTAATTTCTTTTCATTAGCACCATACCCATTAACGACTTTTCCTGTTGATAACCATTCAGCGGTTTCAAGTGGATGACCTGTTGGGTATCCGTCGTACTGACGATAGATTAAACAGATTTCATTCTGTTTTACTTTTTTTACTTTTTTACCTGTTGAGTATTCCTCAATGATGCGGTAAGTTGAACGAGTTCCCATAATAAATTTTTTTTTGTGATTAATATTATGATACAAAGATAATACTTTTTTATTACCTGCCAAATTTATTTTCAACTTTTTTAAAAAAATATTTGCCGGCGTCATGCATAATCCTAAACATTACTGGGGTGTAATACGGATCTGATCGGCGCACGATCTGCAGCACTGGTCAAACATTACTGGGATGTACCCCAGTAAACTTTCGCCTCAGGCCTGTGCAGGTACAGTGCACAGCAAAAAAAATCCCCACCTTTCGGTGAGGACATTTATTAAAGTTCAATAACAAACTTATTCTTTGTTAACTTATTTCGAACTCGTTTATATTTGAGCCCGACAATTACATTCTTTTTATCTTTATACCTCATATCGTAAAGATCCCCGTCGATTACTTTCCTATCCCAAAATGTTTTAGGTACTTTATTAAAAACAACTGCCACCCTTATGTTATTATTTAACATTGTATGACACTCATTTAAATTATGACCGCTATAAGAGAAAGTTAAATCGTAGTTCTTATATTTTTTAAGTAGTTCGATTCTTTTAGGAACCTTCGTATAATCGTAGAATTGAATATGTTGAAAGTATTGTAAAATATTAACGGGTTTATCATTTACATGAAGATAAAACGATTCGGGTGTTATATCTGATGTGTTATTCAAACGAACTGAAAATTTATAACCCAACTTCTTAGCCTTCAATTCAGTTGATTTAATTTCATCAAACAACCAATTGACAAAAAATTCCCTGTGTTCAAAAAACAATTTAGTTTTTGCAATTCGTGAACGATTAATTTTATCGTCCTCCATGTTCATCGTGTTCATCCCTGATTCATTCAAACATAACTTTGTACATTCTTTTGTTCTCATAGGGCAAACCTCGTAACCGCTCATTTTTGCAGGAGCTAAGTACAAACTATATGTTAATTCATCGTACTTGAATGCCTTCTGATGTTTGGTTGTCATATTAACGGAGCCTAAATAAGATATCCCTGTTAATCTTTTTGCTTGAGCTTTAGTAGTGTAAATCATTTGTTGATTTTTTAGTGTAGTGAGTAATTGTTGTTTCTTCATCCACCGACTCTGTCACCAAATCAAAATTGTTTTTTTTACACAATTTTTCTAATGCAGGTAGGCAC